CACGGCATCAGCAGCCACACCGCAGAGGATCCGTACCTGCTGCAGCCGGGGGAGTTCTGCCTGGCGGAGACCCGTGAGATCTTCAACCTGCCAGACCACATAGCGGCCCAATTCGTGCTGAAGTCCAGCCGCGCGCGGGAGGGCATCGAGCACCTGCTGGCCGGATTTTGTGATCCTGGATGGCATGGCAGCCGGCTGACGCTGGAGCTGAGCAATGCGCGCCGGATGCATCCGGTGGCGATCTGGCCTGGCATGAAGATCGGCCAGATGGTGTTCCACAAAATGGATGGGATTCCAGCGCGGAGCTACGCGGTCACTGGGCGCTATTGCAACGATCTGACCGTGACGGCCAGCAAGGGCTAACCTGATTACGGAGCGTCTTGTGGAGACGGAGCCCCGGCTTAGCCAGCTGGGGCTTTTATCTGCGCAGCCACCAGTGCGGCAGCACCGGCTGGGGCGGCCTGCTGCGCCATTCGCGCACTATTCGCGCACCATCGGATGTTGCAGTTTCGCCATCCGCAGCCGGTGGATCCGGCCCGGCGCTTCGGCTGGATCATCGAGCGGGATCAGGGTGAAGTCATCGCAGCCGTGGCTCTCGGCAAAGTGCTGCGCGCCGATGTGGGTGGGGAACGGCCCGACGTGCCACGGGCCGATGCGGAGGGCGTATTGCATGGTGGTGAGGTTAGGGGCGCCGGAGCGCCCCGGTGAAGGTCAGGCGTAGAAGGCCATCAGGTCGGCGTACTGGGTGGAGTAGATGCCAAACACTTGGCGAGCTGCAGACATCACATGGCCGGCTGCCTCGGCGAAGCGATACTCCTCAGCGCAGGTCTCAGCGTTCTCGAGATCGGCGGCCACCCAGGCGTAGGTGTCGGTGCTGACAGTGTTGTCGGCGTTGAGGGTGTTCCAGATGTAGTCGGCGTGAGCGGGGATCAGAGCGGCGAAGTTGGAGCTGGTCATCGGAGTGGTTGGCTGTCGATGTGAGAACTATACACCGCCCACGGGGCACCCTCCTCCTCGGCGCCGACCCGTTCACAATCCGTCACAGTGCCCGATCCTGTTCCTCTCGCTACCGTGCAGCAAGCGGCGGCCAGCCCATGCGGGCGTTCTACCTAGAGATCTCCGCCAAGCTCATCATCCGATCCGATACGGAACCCGACGACCTGCCAGCGGACATCTACTCCCAGCTGGCCGAGTTCATCCCGAACGATGAAGACATCATCGACATCGAGGTGACAGCCGTTCCCCTGCCGCCGGACCTTGGAACAGCACCACATTGATGAGACGCGCCTGGTCACACGCCGCAGCGCCCGTGATCAGATCCACCTCGCCTGGGACTACAGGTGCTCGTATTGCTACGAGCCACTGGGAAGGTCGCCAACGCTGGATCATGTTGTGCCGAGATCTAAAGGGGGCGGCCAGCATTGGACCAACACGATCTCCTGCTGCTTGACGTGCAACTCCCAAAAGGGGCACCGCGAATGGCGTGAATGGTACAGGCAGCAGGAGTTCTGGACCCTTAGCCGGGAGGCTGCAATTCAGCGGTGGATCGACGGAGATACTGAATGGCCGAAGCCAGCCGCTTCTCAGAGTCCTTAAAGCTCCCCAACCCCGTGTTGCACATGCTGCAGAGAATGCCTCGAACCTTGCCGGTCTCATGGCAGTGATCGACCGCGACGGTTTTGTCCCGGCAAACGTCTGTGCTGCTGAGGTTCAAATCCGTTGCACAGATCGCGCAACGCCCTTGCTGCTGGTCGGCCATTGCTTTGAAAGCATCTGCCGCCAGGCCGTAGCGAGATTTGATCAGAGCAGCGGCGGTGCATTGCTTGCACCTAAAGCTCAACAGCTCACCTTTGCGCTTGTGAAAGTCGGCCAGCTGCTTTGCCTGTTTGCAAGTCCCGCAACGTCGCACGCCTAAAGCAGCCTCCTTAGCTTGACGTGCTTGCCCGCGGGCTCTCGCAGCTTGCCCCTTGCCGGGGACAAACCAATCGGGAAATGGCTCAAGCTCAAGTGCTTGCTCGGCAGTCAAGCCGGAACAGACCACCCGTTTGCGAAACAGTTTTTCAGGCTTGCCGTAGTGGAGTGCTGCTGCTGCAAAGCTGGGAAACTGGACGCCATGCACCGTTATGGGCTGCCTTTGCTTGCCTCTTCTCACTGCGAACTGATAAAAGTTTCATTCAGCTTACATGCTGAGCGATCGCGCAATGGCTGCAGGGCGAGCCATAATCTCGGGCGAGTTCTTTCTAAAAGACTCAGCGTCCGTAGCTGGCCGGCTGCGGTGAGGCTGACACCGCGTGAGGACCAGCCACCGGCCAACCAATCAAGGCAGGATCCGGCTGCACACCCAGATCGCCACTAAGCAGGTCACCCAATACTCCAGCACCAGGATCAACACGTCGTGCAGCATCAGCGTGCGAGCAGGTGGTCGATGTACAGCTCAGCCTGCCATAGATCCGAGCTGTAGCGGCACACGCCACCGACGCAGCTGCGGTAGTACAGCTCGCCGCCACCATCAGGCTCCAGCGTCTCAATCCATCCGCCGTCGCGGTCGGTGCGGCTAACGATCGTTGGCTGCGACATACACCTCACACCGGGCGGCGTACCTTCCCCCACTCTGCCGCGCCTCAGGGAAGTCCAAGCTGCAGCGTCGCCGTGGATGGTCCCACTGCACGCAGTCCCAACACAGCCGCGGCTCCGTCACCGGCCGGATCCTCGCCACCGCGGCGCTATAGATCGACTGCGCACGCAGCAGCGCATCCTGCAGCTGGATGGCGCCAGTGTCAGCCTCCACCTGGTGCTCTGGCTTAGGCCCCAACACCACCCTGCAGTGCCACGTCCGGTCTGCGCGATCGCAGAACAGGAGCAGCCGGCCGGCGTGAAGACTGATCATTCTTCCTCGCCGTATGCCGGCAGGTGAAAGATCCGCTCCAGCTGCATCGAGGCCGGCTCTGCGTGGCCGTTGGTGACGTAGCAGGCCACATCATCCGATGGATCGGCCGCGGCAAACACCGTTGGCCAGAGGTGCTCCTTCACCACAACCAAACTGGTGCGCGGGCTACGCACCAGCACCCAGAGCGCCAGGCGTTCAATCAGGTTCAGCCCCGGCAGGTGCATCATCCCTCCAGTTTGCCGAGCAGGCGGTTCAAATACCACCGGGCCTTGGCAGCGTTCACCGCTGGATCACCCTTGTCCCACATCCTCAGGATGTAGCGCAGGACATGCCCTTGGCAGTTGCCGAGCACCGGATTGGGCGCGCGGGCGATGGCAGCCTCGATCACGTCGATCGCTTCTGCCGGTCCGTGTTTGTAGTGGTCGGGGTTGATCTGGTCAGTCATTGAGTAGACCTCCATCAACGAGAGCATCACACCATTCCTTGAATGGCGCCTCGATCTGAGCCATGGCTTTGTTGTCCACGGCGCTTGGATCGCGGATCATGGCAATGGCAAGGCCAAGAGCATCACCGAGGCGATTCTCAAGGCTGTTTAGTGGCACAAATTTGAAGTCAGTCATTGATTTGCTTGGTCATAAAGAGCATTGACAATGATGCCGCGATCACCGGGGTAGAGATCAAAGGGAGTTTCGTTAAGCCACAAGGCCACCGTGCGGATCGCAGCGCGGGCTTCTTCCTCCCAGTTGATGGGTTCATCGTCTCGACCGATAGCGCGGGCTACCTGATCCACCAGCGAATTACCAACTTGGTTTGAAGTAGAAGTTGGCGTCATGCCAACCCTAAAATCGGGCGTCAGTAATGCTTTTAACTCTGCCTGCTGCTTTGCAGTAAGTTTCAGAGGTTTGCTGATCTGGTGGACTTTTGATGCTTGGCGTTCAGCAGCCTCTAACGATTCAACCCGGCTAAATAAAGCCACAATGTTTGAATTCGTTTCGACAATATGTTTGTAGACTGCATCTTCTAGCGTCTTGACCCTGGCGCGGAGTTCAAGGATGCAGGTTTGAGGAGCGTAGCCGTATTCATCAGACCAATGCTCTATTTCGGCCCATTGCTTGGGCGTTGCTGTGTAATCAGTCATCGAGTTGCTCCAAGGCACGGCGGATTAGGCCGACTTCTAGTCCTTTGTGAATGCCATACTTGTCTTCAGCCCATGTCTCAAGCGCAATTAGCGCCTGCTCCTTCAAGCTCGGCGGCTTGGGGCGGCGATCCTTGCGCATCTCGGGAGAGCACAGGTCGTAACCGTGATCAAGTAACCACTCACAACATGCCTTCAGCTCCTGATCAGCGCTCCAGTGGGCGGCTTGGGTGGCGATGAAAGTTACAAGTCCTTCGTGTTTAACCTTGGCATCAATCCAAGCTTCGTTCCATTGATCTACTAGTTCTTCTGGCGGAGTAATTGGGTGTTCTTGAG